AGGTACTTTAGGCGACTTAGGTGATGATGGTGGAAATGAGTTTTTCTCTTTATCACTAACTCAACCAACCGCAGCTGTTGATGTTGCAGGGGCATTCCCTGCCACTGAGAACACTTTGGCCGGCCACGGTGTATCTGTTTTAGGCACATCTGCTGATGCAGATGCCTTGACTGTTGCACTAGCTGCTGGTACTGGTGCTGGTGTCAAGAAGACACTGGTCTCTTCTGGGTGGCAAGCGGGTACTATTACTGTTGCTGCAACAATGCGCCATACAGGTACTCGTGCCGTAAATGCTTCAACTTTGGCCTTCAATTCCGCCACTGATCACATCATGCTAGTTTGGAATAGCAGTGATGAGCTGTGGGAAGTAGTTGCCAATAGCAGTGTAGTCATAGCTAACTAAAACTGGTAAGACAGCTTAAATCTAGAAAGGCGGGCAGCAATGCCCGCCTTTTTTATTTTTTTTCAAATTTTTTCTGAGCGTGTGTGTGTAATATTTGCATAAGTAACTCAACTTTTTCGCGAGCTCCATAAGGTGTTGCGGAATGTCTGAATTTGAGCTATATATTTAATATTGTAACGAGCTATACTGAGGGACGAAACATGGCTACATTTACTAATACATTGTCACCAACACCCTTCGGTTTCTTTGATGCAGATGTTGCATTTCAACATGAAGCCGATTCAATGGTTACTTTCGTCAAGAGAAAATTAGGTGATGATATTCTCAGTGTTGAGCTAACAAAGAAGCAAGTTTGGGCCTGCTTCGAAGAAGCATTTTGTGAGTATGGCAGTATCATTAACGAACATGCAGCTTCATCCCAATTAATGAACCTCTTAGGAATCCCCACCGGTAGCTTAGATTCATTTCGGCAGGTAGTTAAGGGGCAACCAGGGCAAGGTGAAGATAAGGTCTTATACACAGGCCCAAGTGGAAAAGAGAATACTTTCCCAATGGAGAATCTTGAGTTCATGCTTCGCAGAGCTGCGCCATATGCACACGATGCAGGCATGGGTGGATCCTATAATAGTGTGTCTGGATCAATACAGCTAGAAACAAATAGGCAGGATTATGATCTATACACAGAGTTAGTTGATGAGGATGGCACTTCTATATTTGAACTGCAGTCTGGAGAGGGAGAGGCAAAGACAAAGATGAAGATCATGGAAATATGCCATTACTCTCCCCAAGCCCAATATCGCTTTTTTGACACTACGTCTGCTATCAATTATTTAAATAATGAGTTTTCATTTGAGTCTTTCACACCTGAAACTGTTTTCTATGTCTTACCGATATTCGAAGATATTTTGCGCGGTGGTCAAATGAAACTATCAAACAGAGTACGGAGATCAAATTATTCATACCGTACATCTGGCACGAAAATACGAATATTCCCGACCCCAACGTCTGGGGACCCAAAAAAGTTATGGGTTAGAGTTGCATACAGCCCTGACCCTTTTAATCCGGACCATCAAGAGGACACCATTTACGGCGTGAGTAATTTATCTAACGTCCCCTATGGAAACCTTGGCTATTCAAAGATTAATAGCATGGGCCGTCAATGGATAAGACAGTATTGTTTGGCTCTTTCAAAAGAGCTTCTTGGTTTAGTACGTTCAAAGTTTAGTTCCGTACCCATCCCCGGTGGGGATTTGTCAATGAATGGTTCAGATTTAATATCGCAAGGTAGAGAAGAAAAGCAACAGATGCAAGAGCAACTTAAAGAACTTTTAGCTGGTATGACATACAGCAAAATGATCGAGGATGAAGCTGCAACTGTTGAAAACATGCGAAAGATCTTGAGCCATATGGCAATTCCTGGCGGCAAAGCGATTATTGTAGGGTAGGAATAGGGAATGGCAAGATTATTCATAACACCAAGAGAAATAGATTACATATCTGACCTCACAAAAGAAGTCACTAAAGATATAATAGGGCAAAAGATTTTTTACTATACAGTTCGGGAAGACCTAACAACGGTCCACGATGTGTATGAAGAAGCACCTGAGAAAGTATTTAATCCACCGGTTGAGCTTGATGCTTTAGTCGAGTGGCAACCAGAGACGTTTAAGACAACTAAATTTGGCTCTGAGGAGACGGCAACTATAGAAGTATATCTCCATGCAAGAGACCTAACGGACAAAGATTTTCAAGTTAGATCCGGTGACTATTTTAGCTATGGGCAACTTTTCTTTGAGATCACCTCTGTGATTGCTGATAAGAATGTATATGGCCAGGTAGAGCACCAAACTGGTTATAAGGTTACAGGGAAGCAGGCACGCCAAGGGCAAATTAATGTTAAGCCTTTAGGTCCCACATCGGAAGCAATCGATGATCCTGATGCAGTACAGAAGACATTCGTGCAACAACGTGGCCAGGAAGAGAACTCACTAGGAAAAACTGGAGACGTAAGAGCCCTACAACAAAATGAAAAATTAGAGGCACCAATCAGTAAGCCTCAAGAGGTATCTAATAAAGGTAACTCTGTAACAACTGATTCTTCGTTTTATGGGGATGAATAATGTCCACTAGACTAGATAAAGCATATTCAGATGGTGTATCTCGTGGAACTGGCTATGAAGGCCAAAATGTCGCGGTAGATGATTACCTTCCCCCTTGTACAATCGAAGACGTTGATCGTGCATTATTCAACCTGTTTAATGGAGAAATACCATTATTTTACGAGTTTGAAAATAATATGAAGAGGGTTCCAATCATCTTTGCAACCGGTGAACGCTTTGCTGTACTTCGCCGCAAGAAACCCTTAAGGGATAAAGCCGGCGCATTAATCCTACCTCTAGTTTCTATAATGAGGACTGATATAAACCAGGATGCAGCAATGGGTCCAGGGCAGGGAAGTCCCGCGGTTATAAGAAAAAGACTAAGCAAGGATGATCCAAAGTACCAGAGACTATTAAATTCTCGTAATTTAAAGTTTCAAGACGGTGCTGATCACCCAAGCCACCTAGCTGATGGTTCTGGTAACGGAACCGAAGATGGAAAGCTAGCGACCCGCAGGGTGGATGGAAGTCCGGATGAAGACACAAGATCTGGTAATCATATTAAGGCAACCCTTGGTACAAACATTTTTGAAATAATAGAAATGCCTCCTGTGAAATTTTATACAGCTTCATATGAGGTTACCTTTTGGGCCCAATACACCCAAGAGATGAATGGGATGATATCGGCACTAATGTCGACATACCATAATAATCACCAACGCCAATTCCGGATTGAATCCGATAAAGGGTACTGGTTTGTAGCTACAGTTGATGCATCAATATCACCTGGTACAAACTATGATGACTTTACTGATGAAGAGCGTTTGGTTAAATATAGTTTTAACATTACTGTTCCTGGATATCTGATAATGCCAGACTTCCCAGGTTCATTAAATGGTTTAAGAAGGTATGTTTCTGCACCTGAGACTAGCTTTGCCTCCACACAGACAGCAGGGGTTCCAGTAGACCCTGTTATCGGGGGCGTGGCATCTTCGGATGTGAATTCATATATATTAAATGACTTTGCAATGGCTGATGAGCCACTGCCTGGTCAAGCTATCGGTGCAGACGGCATAGCTTCAACCCTACGAATAGCAGGTGTTGATGTTCCTGGCGCTTCTGTCTCGACTGTTGATAACCGGCCAAGCAGCGCCCAAGACAAAAAGGGTGCTGATACGCCAAAAAATATTGAAGCCTCCGTTGGCGGTTTTAGTGCAAGTGGGACCACTCAACAAATGTTGCGTGTAACACATGATCCATTTACTGGAAAAAAGATAACAAAAGTTGTAAGAGTTAAATCTAGAAACCAAAGAAAAGGTGAGACAGTCTATCGAGAAGGTCTGACCACTGACTTAGGAAAAATTTAATGCTAAGAGCATGTGATAATCAAGAAGTTTGGTTTTGTACCCAATACTTAGTAAAGAGTGACATAAGTCCAAGGAGAATCTTCTAATGGCTGAACAGACATTCCGATCACCCGGATTTTTTGAACAAGAAATAGACCTTTCCGCAAGAAAGCAATCACCAACAGGCACCCCAGCAGGTATAATCGGAACTGCAGCAAGAGGGCCCGCCTTTGTACCGGTGACTGTAGGATCTTTTGCGGATTTCGAGACTAAATTCGGTAGTCTCGCCGCAGACCGCTTCGGTCCTTATGCTGTAAGGGAATTCCTGAAGCATAGAAATGCAGTAACCTATATGAGAGTTTTAGGTGCTGGTGCAAACGTAACCCAAAACGAAATTGACGCGACATCACAACATGGTGTCGTTAAGAGTGCTGGTTTCAGTGTTCAGGTCAATGACGGCGTAGATGCCAACCTGGAAGGTACTTTTGCTAGTTACTTCGGTGATGAAACAGCTGATGATCTCCAGGGTGGTGTACAATTCTTGGTTGCCAAGCATACCGTACGGCCACGAGAAGCAGAGGGGTTTCCAGTATTTACTGACAACAACTCATTTGCTAATACAGCCTTGGGTGTAGTAAACCTTGTACGCGCAATGATTATGGTACCTTCTGGTTCTAGAATGATGATTGCTAGCCCAAGTACAGACGTTAACGCACTTTTTACTGGCGCCTTTGCACATCCGGATGATCTAATAACTCCAGATGGCGACGGAAACTTTAAGTTAATTCTTTCCTCCTCCGATGAAGACTTCGGAAGGGATGATGGTATTAATGGTATCAGGGTATACTCTGCGTCATTAAACCCTGCATCACCTTCGTATATATCAAATGTCTTAAACACAGAGGAATCCAGGTTCCAAGAGTATGAGCATGTACTCTGGTGTGACTATGCCGTTGAAGATGAAATTGCCATGGCTGGTCGAGCGTTTAGCGACAGTCTTGATGCAACAGGCCCAGATGGTGTCAATGATTCTCTTCCAGTTGCATTGGCCAACAGTATTGCATTAGTCCGCGGCCGGCAGACGCCGAACACTGATATCAACATTGGTTCCGCGCTACAACGTCACTGGGCACAACTATTTGGTCGTTTTGATACAAGATTCAAGACAAGCCGGACCCCTGCTTTTACTTCACAACCATACGGTGAGACAGAATATGATCTCTTTCACTTTGAGTCTTTGGACGATGGATCTTATCCAAATGATAAGTTCAAGGTCTCCATTGGGAACCTACGTGCTAGCACAGACCCGGCATATGAGTATGGAACATTTGAAGTTCAAGTTAGAAGATTCAGCGACACAGATTTAAATAAAGAGATTGTTGAAGCATATCCAGAATGTAACCTTGATCCAAAGAGCGACAGGTATATTGCTAAGCAAATCGGTGATTACAGCGTCGCCTATGACTTTGACGCAGAGGACGATGATGAACGAAGATTAGTCATCTCCGGAAAGTACCCGAACCGAAGTGCTGTTATACGCATTGTTATGAATTCGCAAGTTGACTCAGGCGATGCATGTGTTCCAAAGGATGTACTTCCATTTGGCTTTAAAGGTATACCGGTCGTACAGACAAGAGTAATGCCATCAGGATTCCAAGATACGGACCCGGCGGGAGACTCAAGGCTACAACTTTGGGATGTCGGTACCACGGCGCAGGTTCACGAAGGTGACACCCTGTTTGGTTCCTTAGTTCCACCCCTTCCCTTAAGGTTTAAATGTACCCGAGGAAGTGTATCTGCTGGTACAGACCCCTTAGTTCCAATTGATCAAGATTATACTGGTCACCTTGGTGCAAACGAACGTGCGGACTCCAGATTTTACTGGGGTGTAAAGTTCGAGCGGTGCCCAACTCGCGGAGAAGCAGGAGATAGTGCAGTACTAAACAGTAACGTATCGTCCTCGCCTAATCCACTTATTAAGGCATATACAAAGTTTCAAGGTATTGAGGGACTTGGCACTATAACATCGCAAGATGAAGCAGATGCTTTAGGTGATAACAGGTTCTCTCTTGCAAAGGTTGCTCTCCATGAGCTGCATGATCAGGATTCCGTAGCGGAAAGTATTAGCACAAACCTAACCGATCCTTCTAGTATCGTAATGGCCAAGGCTGTATACATGAGAAACGAAACCCCTGATGCTACAACCTATGCAATTAATGATGCCGTTGGGGCTCATGGCGATCGCCTTACATTGGCATCGTTGGTTCACAATGACAAGATTGCATTCAACCGCTTTAGCGACTATGCGAAGTTTACGACAGTCTTCTACGGAGGGTTTGATGGTCTCAATGTTCTAGATAAGGATGTTGCTGCAATGAATGACAGATCAGCATCTACAGAAACTGGAACAGCAGCTGATGGTACTATGCTATATGGTAAGGCCCATGCAGAGTTCACCGATGACGGGCTGGTTCATTTTGACGATGCACCAGCGGGTGCAGGTAGTACAGGCGTTGTTGGTAAGGTCAATAATACTTCTGGCTCTGGTAAGAAAAACAATGTAATTGCTTCTTACAGAACAGCTGTTAATATGATGACTGACGGAATGACTGTTAATACAAACATCTTAACAGTCCCAGGTATCAGAGACTCGCTAGTTACTGACCTTGCAGCTGAAAGAGTTAAGTCTTACTCAAAGGCCATTTACTTGATGGATATCCCGTATTATGATGAAGAACAAGGTCGCCTATTCTTAGGTGAACCAAGTCAGCATGGTAAGAAGTCGGATGTCCAATACACTGCTGAACAGTTCGAGGGTCGAGCACTTGATAACAACTACACAGCAACATATTTCCCAGACGTCTGGATCGATGACCCAATCAATAACCTCCAAGTTAGAGTCCCCGCCACAGTTGCTGGGATTGCATCGCTTGGGTTTAATGATAAGGTATCATATCCTTGGTTCGCACCTGCTGGTTTCAACAGAGGTGCCTTAGAGATGGTATCTAACGTTACAACTAGGTTGACTGCTGGTGATAGAAATACCCTATATGATGCAAGGATTAACCCGATTGCAGTATTCCCAAATGCTGGATTCGTGATCTTTGGGCAAAAGACACTACAGATGAAGAAATCTGCACTTGATAGAATTAATGTACGCCGCATGCTTCTTGAAGTGAAGAGACTAATCGTTAGTGTTGCAAACAACATTCTTTTCGAACCAAACACGCCGCAAACAAGGGCAAGATTCGTTGGTTCAGTTACTCCTCTATTAGCATTAGTTCAAGCACAGGCTGGTATCGAATCATTCCAGGTTGTGATGGACGACACAAATAATTCTGTAGAGGATTATGAAAGTAACCGATTAAACGGTAGAATCGTTGTGGTACCAACTCGAGCAATCGAATTTATCGCAATCGACTTTATCATCACTCGCAGCGGCGTAATGTTCGAGTAATGAATACCTATAATAAACAAGCTTTGGAACAGGTAGGAGCAAAACACAATGGCTGAACTTACATTTAAGAGCGCTGGCGTTAGCACCAGAGAAATTGACTTAAGCGGACCAACTGCAATTAGACCTCAGGGTATACCTGCTGGCGTAATTGGTACTGCTAAAAAGGGACCAGCTTTTGTCCCAATCACAGTAGCCACTTATGCTGACTTCGTGGCTGAGTTTGGAGGTACAGATGGTAAAAAGTTTGGCCCCCTTGCTATGAATGAGTGGATGAAAAACGCCAGGGCAGGGACATATGTTCGAGTTCTAGGTGTTGGTGATGCCAAGAAACGAGATAGTGTAGGTCGTGTAACGAATGCCGGTTTTGTTGTTGGTGCTCAATTACCACAGAATGCTAGTAACCCATCCGGTGGAGCCCTGGATGACAACCCCATGGCTTTCGACGACGGCACACAGGGAAGTGGACGAACCTACTTCCTCGGTGCACTTATGCGCGAACCATATAATAGCGATGGTGAAGCTGCTGCAGCTGCAAAGGTTAACCTTGATGTAGCTTGGAGCATGGCAGAAGTTGCCGCCCTTGGTACAAGAGGTGAAGGCCTACGTTTCACTGATGCTGAGGGTACCTCTGCAACGTTATGGTTCCATGAAGGATCAAATAACAAATCATCCGCCGGCACAGGGACATCAAACGATCTTGCAGATCTAGAAGACAATAAAAACTTATTTGTTTCCATTGGTTCAAGATCTTCTGCTACAATTACAGTCGCCGGTGCAGTTACAGCCGGCCGTACAATCCAGTTCACTGATCTTAATGGCGATAAGCTAACAATCGACTTTAATGACGGCCTTGGAGACAGCGCGGCTGCAGCCGATGGTGATGACTTTGTTGCTAGCATTGATATTAATGCATTAACTGAAGCCCAGGTTGCAGCGCGATTAGATGCTGAAATCAATCTTGCTCATGCTGTTGGAGGAGCTGGACTAGGCTTCCAGATGACTTCGGAAGACGCAGTCCCCGGGGACGCAGACATTGTCGTTACGATGAACGGGTTCGGGGTTCCTGGAGATGAAGTCGATGGCGGCGCAGTTACCGACGGCTCAATCACAGTTACTGGAGCAGCTGGTGGTTCACAACTAATAAACGGTGGCGATGGCCCTACAGCTGCAGAGCTAGCCGCTAGAGCAGTCCAGGCAGTTGCTGACGCAACAACCCCGCTTGCTGCAAAGCTAGCTTTCTCCGCTGACGGGGACGCACTGGTAGCTACTCAAACAGTTACTGGCGTAGCCGGCAACGCCGATGCTACGGGCGCAATCGCCCATGACATGGTTAATCAAATTGAAAGTGTATCAATAGCAGCCGATACTCCGGATCCAGGGGACACCATGCTAGTAGGGGATGTTGCAGGTGCCAGTCAAGTTATAACATTCGTTGACTCTGATACTCCGGCCGCGAACGAGGTCACATCCCGCCAAGAAGCGATCGCATCGATTACAATCGTCTTAGGTGCTGTATCAACCCTGGTAGATGGTGACACATTTACAGTCACTGACTCCGGAGCTACTGCAAGTATAATTACTGTAGCTGCCGATGCGGATCCGGCTGCCTATGTAGTCGCCGGCGATAATGTCACAATTAATACTAGCCATGCAGACTTTTTAACCACTTCGGCACAGGAACATTTACGAGATGCAATCAACGCCGCGACTGTCGCTGCTACTGCATCCTTTGATGGAGACAATGTAAAAATTGATCATGATCTTGCTGGTGCTGCTGGTAATGCTGCGACAATCTCTGATTCCGCCTTCGCGGACGCTTCAATTACAAATCCAGTATCGCCCACCGCCTTCGAGGGAGGCGTTGATGAATCAACAATCCCTGATATCGTAGACGAACTTGCTACCGTAATTAATGATACCTCAGTTGATGTTCTTGCAGTATCAAATGGGTCTAACGCAGTTACTATAACTCAAATGTTAGCCGGTGATCCAGGGGGCCCTACAGTTACCGACTCCGACGGCGCCACCCCGGCTGGTATGTCCTTTGATGGAATATCCCAAGCCGGCGTTGATGCAGAGGTCTTTGATACGGCAGACCCAGCAGTTAGTGGCGGATCCGCCTTAACTGGACTCACTACGGATATTGACAACTTCGCCGGTGGTGGAGATGCAGTTGAATCTGGTCCCCAGCATACCTCTTGGGAGGACGCGGGAATCGATACTGATAGCCAATCGGCGCCAATTATTCGAGCGGTCCTGATGACCCCCCGGGGCGTCCATGCAACACTACGGTGTTTAAGCGGCGATGCCGTTGATGGTACCGATACTGTCGCAGGTAACCAGACTCCGGAGGCTTCTCCAGCCAGCGCAACCGATGTTAATGGTGGTCCACTAGGCGAGGTTACAACAACAAACAACCAAGAAAGATTTACACTTCTATTAAATGGCCATGTGAATACCAGCGCAAATCCAAGCTCACTACGTTGTAGCTTCGATCCATCTGCACCGGATTATTTTATGAATATCCTAAATACGGATCCTTCATGCCTCGAACATGCAGGCCATTTAGTATATACACACTATGACATTCCTTCTGCTTTTGCAGGGGTAGATGCACATGGTCGTGCAACTGCTGGCGCCGCAGCTCAAGCCGCGGCATTCTTAGTGCCAGGAAACAATCCACATGATGCTGATGTTCTTCTAGCTGACGGTACAGCAACTTCACCCAACTATGAAGACTTCCAGGACAGGTTCCAAACGGCCAAGTCCCCATGGGTTATTTCACAGGTCTTCGGCTCCAAACCTAAGAATCTATTTAAGATTCATGCCCTTGATGATGGTGCAGCAGGTTCTGGTAAGTTCAAGATTACAATTTCAAACGTAATGATGGGTGCCGGTGATGAACATGGCCGGTTTGATCTCTTCGTTAGAGATATCTCCGACGATGATGTTGATCCAAGAGTATACGAGAAATTCATTGGCCTGGACTTGAACCCTAACTCGGAAAGATATATTTCTAGAGTAATTGGTGATCAGTACATGTACTATGATTTCGATAAACGCCCAGGTTCACAAAAACTAGTTGTTGATGGTATACACCCACAGCGTTCTAAGTACATTCGGGTAGAGATGGCCCCTGAAGTCGATTCAGGTGCCGTACCAAACGATGCACTCCCATTAGGATATAGAGGCTATAAGCACTTAGTCACATCACATAATAATGACACTGACAGTGTCCACTATCTTGAAAGTGGACAGTCCGCCGTTGACAACCTTGGTAATCCAGCTGCTGGAAACGGGTCAGTCCTTAATGATGCCATCGAGCCTCCAGTCCCAATGAGGGCGACGATTGCTCAAGGTACCGGTGATAAGAAGAGAGTACAAGCTGCCCTATGTTGGGGAACGATGTTCCAGGTTATGGACAACATTGGCAATCCTAACAATAGTGTTAAGTTCAATAGCTCAATATTATCATATGGCAAATACTTTCCATCATTTAGATCTGACGGTGTACCACAACCTGCTATTGGAGACAATGCCGGCGCCAAGCCGCCAGTCGACTCCGCCGGTGCAGCCGTTGGTGCCGAACTAGACTCTGACAAGTTCAATAACAATATGTTCTCACTTGAAAGAATTCAGGTTATTACCAAGAACCCCAATGTTGTACAGGATGCAAACCCCCAAGTAAAGGGTAATGTTGACCATAAACAATGGGCAGTTGCTGAATATCGAAGAGCCGGTGTCCGGAAGGCGGATGCTGATATGCAAACGCTCGAAGGTGTTGCCGTCGCAGACGATGCAGACGTAGGTACCAGATTCCTTGATCCAAAGGTTGACCTTTCAAGCTCAACGACAAGAAGATACATGAAGTTCTCATTCTTCTTGCAGGGTGGATTTGATGGAACAAACATTCTAAATTCTGAAAAAGCACAACTTACTAATAGAGCTGCTGTTTGGGAAATGGACGATGCCAATCAAGGTGGAACTGCTGGTTCAACAGTGGCTTCATTTAGAAAGGCAATTGATGTAATGGCTGAGAAGGCTGACGTTGATATTAAGTTATTAGCTGTGCCAGGTATGAGAGATGAAGCGATTACTGATTATGCAATCGACGCGGTCGAAGATCGATTCGATGCAATGTATATTATGGACATTGAAGAAAAAGCTGTCAATAATGACTTAATGATTGATTACTCAACTCAGAAGCCAAGTGTTAATCTTACGGTTGAAGAGTTAAACAGTAGAAATCTAGATTCATCATTTGCTGCTGTATACTTCCCCGATGTTGTAATTACAGACCCTGCACTTGGGACGAATGTACAATGCCCTCCTTCGGTTGCGGTACTTGGAGCATTCTCTCTAAATGATTCAATGGCACATCCATGGTTTGCCCCGGCTGGCTTCTCTCGAGGCGCTCTGAAGAGTGTTGTAGAGACACAGGTCAAACTAAGTCGCACAAACCTTGATACACTATATGAATCTGATGTCAATCCTCTGGCCGCATTCCCTCACACTCCTGGTGTGGTTGTTTGGGGACAGAAGACATTACAAAGAGCGCAATCCGCCCTTGATAGAGTTAATGTTAGACGACTTCTTATTGAAATTCGTCGTGAGGTACGTACAGTTGGTAATGGCTTGTTATTCGAACCTAACCGAGAGGAAACGTTGGGAAGATTCTCCGCAGCAGTTAATCCAATTCTGCAAAGAATCCAGCAACAGCAGGGTCTAGACAAGTTTAAAGTTGTAATTGACACGACCACCACCACACAGGCTGATATTGAAAACAATACAGTCAGAGGTAAAATCTTCTTGCAACCAACAAGAACAGTAGAGTTCATCTCTCTAGACTTTGTTGTTACAAACGCTGGTATGGAAGTATAATTTCTGCAGTAGCAGAATATTTAGAATAGAATCTTTTTGATAGGAGTTAAAAGACATGGCTGAGACACTTTCCGTCACTGATATGCTACCCAATAAGTTTGAGCCTAAACGCAAGTTTAGGTGGGTTTTCGCGGTTGAGGGTTTAGATGCATTTTTAATGAAGACTGCAAACCGCCCCACCATCAACACTGCTGAGCAGGAGGTCTCTTATATGAACTCCACGCGTTACTTAGCAGGTAAAACAAAGTTTGATGCAATTAGTTGCACCTTACACGATCCAATCGCACCTTCAGGTGCACAGCAGGTAATGGAATGGGTTCGAACCCACTTCGAATCTGTATCAGGTCGTGCTGGTTATGCTGATTTCTACAAGCGTGATTGCCAACTCAAACTTTTGGACCCTGTTGGAACGGTTGTTGAACTTTGGGACCTTAAGGGTTGTTTCCTCACTTCCGCGTCATTCGGTGACCTGGATTACGGTGGAGAAGACCCAACAGAGATTTCATTAACAATCCGCTTCGATAACTGCGTACTTCAGTACTGATATCGCAAACGCGAAATCGTTAAAATTTTCAAAAGCCTGCTGGTGTTGTGCCTGCAGGCTTTTGTCGTTTTAATCTCAAGAACTGATTATAAATTATTTTACAGTCGTTTTAGTCCATGGGATACTTATTCATACTGACGAATATTAGTAGCTTTGTGCTATACACTTAATGGAGAAAATATCGTGGCTGAAGAAAATACAACAAGATCAGAGAAAAATGAGATCTTCAAAGGTGACAATCCAGGAGCCCGACATCCAGGTATGCCAACCCGGAATGTTATGAAGGATGATTTTGGATTTGAAATCCCTGTTGAGACCGTTCCGCTTCCCTCTAGGGGAATTACATATACTGATGATAATCCTCTGTGTCGCGCAGAGACAATTGACATTCGTGCAATGACTGCCCGGGAAGAAGATATTCTTACCTCAAAGGCCTTGATTAAGAAAGGTACTGTTATTACACACCTCCTTAAGTCTTGTATGGTTGATAAATCTATTGAGCCTGACTTAATGTTAGCTGGTGATAGAAATGCTGTTATGACTGCATTACGTATTACTGGTTATGGTGCTGAATACAACGTCGAAGTTGATTGCCCTGCATGTGGCGAAAGATCAAAGCAGTCATTTAATCTAACGGAACTTCCCATTAAGCGACTTGAGCTTACACCGGTCGCTGAGGGTGTTAACCTATTTGAGTTCCAGCTTCCTGTCTCGAAGAAGAATGTAAGGTTTAAGTTCTTGACCGGCCGCGATGAACAAGAGATTATGATCACCATGGAAAGAAAGAAGAAGACAGGTCTTTCCGGAGAGAACCTTGTAACAACCCGCTTACAACATGCAATTGTCCAGATTGAAGGCATCACCGATCGCACAAAGATTGGAATGTTTATTCGTAATATGCCAGCTCGTGATTCTTTAGAGCTGCGCCGGCACATTGATAAAGCTGAGCCCGGTGTTGATATGAAGTCCTGGATGGATTGTCCATCATGTCTCGAATCATCGGAGGTGCGCCTTCCCATGGGCGCCTCGTTTTTTTGGCCTGACACCGAATGATAAGGAAGTCTATTTAGAACATATTTTCTCCTTGATGTATTATCAAGGTTTCACTTACACTGAAGCCTATAATATTCCTGTTTGGCAGAGGATATGGTTTATTAAAAGACTCAATAAAGAGATCAAGCGCGCAAATGATGCTAACGGCGGGAATGGTGCTGCCACAAGGGCAGCCCATCATAACACACCAGATGCACGTGAAATGATGGGACGACAAAGAGCCATGGTGCCTGCTAACTTAAGACGCTTTACATAGAGCGCCATAATTACAATAGGAGGCGAAAAAATGGATCAAAAAAACCCTAATGAGCGAAAGGCTCTAAAATCATTTCATGCAGCAGCAGCATCCTATATTATGGGTACCGGCACAGGCGTTAAGCTAAGCGGTAGCAAGGAAAAAATTGTTGCTACAAAAAATGTGTTAGAAGCATCAAGAAAATTATACGCCGAACTAAACCACCCTCAGGCTAGCCTTAAGAAGGTTTCTAATTTGCTTGAGTCGAAAAGAAAAGCTTCCAAAGAATTTCAACAGGTTACAGGCATTAATTGGTTACTATAATTGTATTGGAAAAATAGGTCAACAGCCTATTTATTCCTATCAAGTGCAATGGGAGTTGATCGTTAATGGCTAAAGACGAACAACAGGCGGCAAGCCAACTAGATTTAGAAGGACAAATTAATAAGGTCCTGCAAGCGCGTACTGCGATCTTGCAGAACCAGTCTAAGTTTTTGTCCAACCAAACTCAGATGGCAATGGAAATGTGCAATGCTCTAGACTGTGAAGGCCTAGACGGCATGAAAGATCGCCTGAGTGAATTACAGGATGGACTAACTGATGCAGCTGAAGAAGCTAAACGCCTAGAAGGTAGTGCTCAGTCCGCCGGTAGCGCAGTAAATTCAATGGCCAAAAAGTCCGCCAAAGATGGTGGCATGATGAAGAAAGCATTCTCCCCGATGGGTGGAATGTTTGCTGGACTTGGTGTAGGTATAATGTCTGCATTCAAGGGAGCTACCAATATGATAGGTGGCTTTATCGGTACAGCCGGCCGTATTACAGGTATAATTGGTAATATCGGTAAGGCACTAATCACACTCCCATTTAGCCTATTAAATAACCTAACCTCTTTAGCTGCAGGTGCCGGTGGTGGCGTGTCTGCTCTCCGCCAAGCCATGGAAGACGTGCGCGAAGAGTTTGGTAGCCTTGCTAGTAATGAAGGTAAGCAGGTCATGCAAGGCTTCGACTCTATGAAATCTCAGATGAAGGACATGTCGAAGCATGGTATTAGCCTAAGAAAGCATTTTGGTCCAGGCTCAGAGGGCTTAGCAAACGCTCTTAAGGCTGCTGGTGAACAAATGACTGATCTAGGTGATCAGATGGGTGTCTTCGGAAGCGAAGTCGCTGCTAATGCCGGCAAGCTGCATGTATATAGGAAAGGCCTCGGGCTGACCGGTGAGGCTTTCGCTGCAATGGGCACCTTGGCTTCGACTAACGGAAATTCATTAACCGATACAATGCATCAAGTTGGTAGCCAAGCTATCAATATGGGTAAACAATTTGGCGTTGGTCCTAAAGTTCTAGCTAAGTCAATGGCTTCAATGGCAGGAGACGTCGCAAACTTCGGTACCTTGTCCGTTAAGCAACTATCTTCATTGGCGGTATACACGCATAAACTTGGCATTAGCGCAAAAGAACTCACCGGTGTGATAGATTCTTGGGACAATTTCGAAGATGCGGCAGCAGGTGCCTCAAAACTTTCACAGGCGTTTGGTATGAATATCGACGCAATGGAGATGATGAAAGAGCAAGATCCTGGTAAGAGGATGGATATGCTCCGCGAATCATTCCAGGAAACTGGGAAGTCCGTCGAGGACCTAAGCCGCCAAGAGTTAAAATTACTTTCTGCACAGATGGGCCTATCCGAAGAGGCTGCAAAGAAAGCTCTGTCATCTGATATGGATTATGATGATATTGTTGCCGGCTCTGAGGATGCCGAAGCAAAAACGATATCTCAAGCTGAAGCGATGAAGGAATTAGCTGATTCACTTAAGCAAGTGTTCGGCGGCGGTGGCGACGGTCCAAAGACATTTAGTGAAGCCTTAGCATCCGGATTCAAGAAAGGCATCATGCGTGGCAAAGGCATGCGCAAGATGTTCTCAAACATCCGTAAATCGATGAGACAGGTACATCTATTTGGTAAAGATCTTGGTAAGATGTTTATTGAGATGTTCCCCGGCATCCAGACCATGGTGAAGGCGTTAACAGATCTTTTCAGCCCATCTAGATTTAAGAAGCTAAGGAAAGATCTATTAGGGGCTTTCCGCCAGTTATTCGTTGATCTCCGTACTGACCCTAAGGCCGGTGTAGAATCCTTTGCAGAGCGCCTTAAGGAGATATTCGGCAACTTCTTTGATGCATCCTCAGGTCCAGGTAAGGCCTTTATGGATGGCCTTAAGACGTTTGGTAAGACCATACTATTACTTATCATGAGCATGATCCCTATGTTGATAAAGGGACTAGCTAGCTTGATTCATAAGTTGGCAGACTTTATTAGGGACCCAAGTGCGTTGACAGATGGCGCAACTGGGCTGGCAGATGGTCTTCACCAAGCCTTAGCCGGCGCATTCGAGAATATCAAGGCAGCCTGGCCAATTCTCGCAGCTGCATTTGCTGACTTATGGGAAGCTGTCAAGCCGGCCTTAGGAAAACTATGGCAAAAGATGTGGCCATACCTCTTGAGTGCTGTTATCCTTAAGACAATTATTACCGTTGCCGCTAATATGACTTTAGGCGCCGTTTTTGGTACATTATTTAAGGCGGTTGCAAAACTGTTTAGTGGTGCCTTTACCGGTGGTGCTAGCGCTGGTACAAAAGGTGCTGCAAAGAAGATGAAGAAAAAAGGCAGCATGATTGGCTCTATTAAGGGGTTGATATATCGCCTAGCAGACTTCAAGGCCAGTAAGATTGGTAAGGCCATGATAACTGTAGGCCTTTTAATTATCTTTGTCGGGGCATCATTAGTCGGTTTAGCTTATGCACTTAAATTAGCCGTTGATGCTGTTGCCGGTGTTGATAACACGAAACTTATTATAATGAGCGCAGTCTTAGTTGGCTTAATGTTTGCAATGCTTCCTATGTCGCTAGCTGCTGAGGCTTTGTCAAAGATCTCATGGGGCAAAATGTTAGGTGCGCTGGCTAAGACGGGGCTGGTGGTTTTAGCCATGGGTGCGTTAGCTTATATCATGGGCCATATTATTAATGCCATGCCTGAAGTAGGGATGGATGCCATCAAGAACTTCTTTGTAATTATGGGCCTAATTCTAGTCTCTGGGCTTGTTGCCATGGCACTAGCGATCCCCGCCGGTATGCTGGCCGATAAATTCGGTGTCCAGATAGCAATCGGGCTAGCAGTAATCGGTGTCGTCATGATCGCAATGGGTGCGCTAGGGGTCATCATTGGCAAAATGTTAGGTTCAATCCCTAACCCAGAAGGTGTCGCGGCACTAATGCAAGGTATTTCATCAATTATGAGAACTACTGCAATGATGCTTCCAATTGCTGGAGCCTTAGGCCTTATGGCCATGGCATTCCCGTTCGGCACGGCCGGTGTTGCAATCATCGTTGCCGGTTTCGGTGTACTAGGAACGCTGGCAACATCCATGGTTAACAACCTAGTACCGGTAATGGAAAAGATAGCCAAGATTAGAGTGGGTGATCCTAAGAGCTTTAAGATGATAACGGAAGCATTACTTGCCGTAATTCAGGCAATCGAAGGGTTTGTTAATGCAGTTGCACGTGTGATGGAGGCTTTAAGGCCAGGCCTGGCAGACCTTGTTGCCGGTAAGTCTATGGAAGATAATATCAAGGCGGCAACTGAGTTTGTTGATAAGGTTTTGGATGGGGGTATACTGCCATTAATTGATAAGATCGTTAAGGTAGCTGAGTCTACTAACATTACTGAGAGTGGTGTGCAGGCAATCACGGCTATCGGCGAGATCTTAAAGGCAATCGGCTCAATTATGAAGTCAATGATGCCTGATCCAGAAGTTATTAAAGCTGTAGCCGGGATGGATGGATGGTTCGGTAGTGGCAAAGCTACTGAGATGATGGATAAACTTACGAGGTATATGGAAGTAGCCCAAGAGGGCGCCATGGCACTGATAACAAAGGTCAAGGATTCTTTCTTTAGCGAAGAGTTCATTAAGCTATTTGATGATGTCGATCCTAATGCCGCCGCAATGATTGGGGCTTTTGGCCCGATATTAGAAGGTATTGCCAAGGCCCTTGATGCCCTCAAACCATCAGATGAACAGATGAAGACGGTTCAGGCAAACAGCGGATTTTGGTCCGGTAACAAAGGCCCTCAGATGATGAATAAAATGACTGAGTATATGAAGGCTACTGAGGAACCGATAAAAGGCCTCATTGGTGCTATCGGTGGTAGCATGAAAGACATCATCAACGCAATTAAACCCATGATTAGAGATATCGGGTCAATGAACGTTGATCCAAAGGCACTTGAGGCAGTAACAAACCTAGTAATATCTGTTATGACTGCAATGGGTAACATGATGGGTGGTATCGGGCCAATCGTTTCTGAGGTTTCAAAGATTGTTGATCGCTATTCCAATGCAAACCAAGCGTTTAGCTGGATGTTAGCTGACGTTGGCAAGCTTATGAACTCAATGGGTACCGCATTTACTTCAATGATGCCTTCGATTACTAATATCTTAAAAGAGATGGTTAAGGTTGCACAAGGCATCGAGAATCCTGAGCAGTTCGCAAAGAAAGTAGAGTCAATCGTTAAGATCTTTGACATGTTAGGTATGATGTCAGAAATGTTTGCTGGCAAAGATGCTAAGCTGAATGCTTATGCAGTCGGAGGCAAATGGGAAGATTCATCCATCGGGGCCATGCAACATAACTTGGAGCAATTTAACAGGCATATCCTTAAGGATACTGGGCCTCTGCAAGACTTTATTAACAAGATGCTGGCTCTTTCTATCCCCAGCGGCGGTGAGAAAAAGGCAAAGGCGCTTGGCGAAGTCTTTGGCGCACTCGGGGTTATCTTAAACGGAGTTACAAAGTTTAAAGAGTTTGCCCCCGCAAGATCAACCGCCGGAAATAATGATGGCGGCGCCATGAGGGAAATTAATGAAGCAATTCACTTCATGGGCCTAATTGACTATGACGGCGTTAAGACCGTAATGGAAAAAGTTAGTGGTGGAAACTGGAAAATTAACACCAGAACAATCAAATATAGGGCAAAGGCTGCAACGGCATATCAGGAATTATTAACTGCTACGATGTCTTCCGGTAGGATTGACCCCGGTACAACTCATTTCACAAACCAAATTGATCGAATGGATTATCTAAAGAGAGCCCTCGAAAAAGCTAGTGGTACCGAGGAATGGGATATTAGCAAAAGGAAATTAGAGTCTAGGCAAAGCGTCGTAGAACAATATACACTGTTTTTAGGGGAGATCCAGAACGCAATGAGTGCCTTAGCAAGAATCCCGAATATAACTAACGAGATGTTTATGAAGATAGACGACGGCCTATGGAACCTTAGCATATTAGCTGAGAACTCGGGCCTTTATCTCACATCTACTATCTCTTCATCGATGAATACAGCAACGGAAGTTGTTAAAGCGGTTGCAGAAAACTTCAACGAGATCAGCAATTTATTAACCACACTTCCTGCAATTGACATGTCGGCAAGCCTTAATAAGTTTGGCAAAAATATGGCAATTAGTACTGAAAAGATTGAGGTCCAAAACAAACCAATTAACATCACAGTTAACCTCGGCATTACAATGGATGCAAATGATATTGCATATAGCCTGTCGAACGAATCTAGAAGAAACGGCAAACATACAGTCCAGCTAAGCAGACACCATAACAAAAAAGCCGGCTGGTCTGGTAACTCTGTCGCCTCCGGATCCGGCGTCGCATCTGGCGAAAGCGCATAAAGGATAAAGAATGAAAAAGAAAGAAAATAGCCAAACCCAAGAAAACTTCAAGCACATTATGGGTACCATGACAGAAGAAAAGATTATCTCTAATATGATTGATGCCCTTGAAGCTTCAACTGGTCTTAAAGCCACACCATCGCAACGTGAATATATTGATTCAGTTATTCGCCAAAAGGCAATGCAATGGGCTAACGTCGTAGCAAACGTTCAAGGATCTATGCAAGACCCTGAGGTAGCTGCTAAATTTAAAAGCAAGGTAAACAGCGGGAAATAAATAATGTCAAGCCCAAAGCACCCACCATTTAAGAAAGGCACCCATGGCCCTCCCCTGACCCCGAAACCCACGGGCAATGGAAGTACATTCATGGAGGGTGATGACATTCCTGAGTCCGGACCAGAGGAGGTCACCAGGACAAAACTGGGCGATTATCTTAGTGAAGTAACTAAAGTTAATCATTATAATCTTAAGCCTGGATCCACACCTGCTGCTAGTCATCGAAATCCTGAGGGCTCTCCCCCCATAGTTGACTCCTTCCAGAGAGGTGGTGCGAATAATGGTGCCGGTGCACATGCAACGTTTGTTGATGAAGTCATCGATGCCGGTGCGGTAAAGGAAAGCGACTATACACTCACAGGTGTTAGCGATTATAAAGGATCATCCTCAACAGGGGAAATCAATCCCTTCATTAAAAACAATGAAGGTGTTATCTATAATAAAGGTGTAGGCACAGAGCGTGGCAAGGGCCATACACTATTGTCAAAAGTTCCTGGGCATGGTACCGTATTTAATAAGGCTGGTACACGCACAAAAGCATCCTCTGCTGGGCCCCACGTAATCCAACAAGCTACTGCAAAGATTCTACAGAATAATCGTTTCCACCCTATTAAGGGTTCACCTTATGTTGATGATGGTGCCTTTTCGGTCGCTGCAGACGGTTCTATGGGTAGCTTACAAAAAAAGATGGGACGTTATGATCCCGGTGCCGAACAGATACTTGTTTCTGAGCTACAAAAGATAGGCAGAGATATAATGATTGCCGGGACTGGCCATGGCCCGGGTGAAGAATTAGCTGCATTATACCCAAGTCCTAAAGTTCAAATGGGGCTTCCATTCCTGTCATTAAGCGTTAACGAGCTAAAGGCACCTAATTTTACACCTTACACTAAGACAAGCGGGGGGTATATCCTGGCTGATAATGGTGGCAGTAGCATAGGATCTAAGGTAAGAAATGAGTTGTCTTCAAACGACACATATGGCCACCTAAACTCATATTTCGAGAAATTTACTGGTACGCTACCTTTAGGAATGATAACGACCGCAATTGTTGGTGCCGGTATATTAGCAGTCCAGGTCCTTGCACTTTCGCTGTTATTTTTTCTTGCCGCGCTTATTCCTGCCACCAGCCCGCGGGCAAGAAACCCTTTCGATCCACGAACTCTTCCTATGGGTAAAAAGCAACTACCTCCTGGAGGGGGTATTGGTAATGCCATTCGCCAGTTCTTTTTGGAGGCGTTTGGTATACCTCACCTTGAAGGTACCAATACAGCAACAGGGCCAGCCGGCGCCGCAGTTAAGTATTACTTAAAAGCCGTCTTTTATGGGATGGGTTCATTGTTTGGTGTTTCTAACTGGGATGGAGTAAACTGGTTCGCACTTCCAGAAGCCCTTATGAGTTCGAACGGTCAAGCCGGCTATGCTGCAAATATATTTAGAACATGTAATAGAGATTTAGAACAATTAATTGTATTAGGGCAGGAACTAACTGACAGTAACAACAGCGTTGTGAATAAGATAGGTGTAGCAATTGCTCTATTAACCTCATTCTCAGAAGTGAAGTCTATTAAGCTTATAAACCTATGTGCTAAGCTCGGTGATATTATGTTAGTTGGTGACAGTTATGCTTTCAGCCCACTAAATAATGATCCAGATAAGTACCCAGAAAATCCGCTTACCAGACAATTTAAAAGCAGGGTAGGTTATTCAGACCCCAGCGATCCCTCTAGTTATAATATAAGATCTGTCTTGCGGGCATCTGCACTTCCTTCACAGTACTTAATGCCTACAAGTTTCAATACAGCTGCAGCACAGTTTGGCACGCTACCTGTTATTCCAGATCATACATATACCCCGGCCGACGGATCAACGAGGTTTTCGAAAGAGGAGGTCATGGCAATAGAGGACAGGCTCGATTCTGAATATGTTCCTTTTTACTTTCATGATCTCCGAACCAATGAGATTATCGCTTTTCATGCATTTCTTGATGATATTTCTGATGACTATTCTCCGGAATGGAATTCGGTAGGTGGCTTTGGCAGAATGGATCCTGTCCAGATTTTTTCTAAGACAACTAGATCGGTATCTATTTCATTCACTGTTGCTGCTACAAACCCAGATGATTTTGATCAAATGTGGTTCCAACTAAATAAGTTGTTAACATTAATATATCCTCAGTGGTCCCCGGGTACTGCAGTTAAGGATCCAGCAGGATTGAAAGGCCACATTATGCCTTTTTCACAGGTACCGGCTGCCTCACCTCTTATCCGGTTAAGGGTTGGTGATCTTATTAGATCTAACTATAGTAAGTTTAATCTTGCAAGGATCTTTGGGGTTAACAATCCGGATCAGGAAGGATCTGCATTTAACATTACGGGCTCGCCGGCGGAAGCCGTGAGTGCAGCCCCTCAACCCGACACCACCGTCGGCCCATGGCTCGGCCAAGCTCCGGCGCTACAGTGGCGTGCTTCCATTGCTGCCGAGCCAATCCCCAGCCGTTCGAACGGCCTCCCGGATGAGGCGGTTGCGACAGTCACCCAACGCGGTAATTACCATAAAACTGACGGTACCGGAAGTATTGCATTATATGAAGGTCAGCATGTTAAAGTGACGGGAGCAGGAGCTGTTGGGGCTATTCCTTTTATTAGTGAAGGTGAACCAAACGAATATGTATACTCTGCAAATATTATGTATGGGGCCTACGAAGGCGATGAAGTATATCTCACGCATGCATCTTTAAGACCTGATTCGCGGTGGTCTGATTTTGCCAACCCACACATTGAGGTCGAAGAGGAACCAGACTACACCTCTGCACCACCTGAATCGCCGCTAGCCAGCTTTTTTAGTGCTGCCAGTAATGCAGTTGTAAGGAGCTTTGAATCCACAGCCGGCCGCGGCCTGGCATGTGCAGTAACTTCATTTTCATATGGTTATGGTGACTCAACTTGGGCAACTGGGATTTTAGGCAGCCGGGCTCCAAAGTCTGTAAAAGTAAGCATGTCCTTTGCGGTTATCCATGACTTGCCACCAGGTCTGGACTCTGACGGGTTCAATCGGGCACCTGTATATCCTGTCGGTGAGATTGTCCACAGTCTAGTGGGGAATGATATGCATGAACAAAATGTTCTAGACTCAAATTCGACTGTTAGAACCCAGAATATAGCATACAGAGATGGCAACCAAGCTGCTAATGAAGAAACCAGTTCTGATGAATAAGGAAAATAGCAATGTCAATACGTAGGTACTCTAGGACTTCTAAACTCAATGCTCAAACGCGACTGGGGACCCCCGAGGCTATAAGGTCAATCCGTTTAGCTAAGAAGCGAGGCACGTTAACAACGGCAACATATGTTACATCTGGTAATGAGCGCCTTGATACTATTGCTGGAAAGAAATATGGTAATGCAAGGCTGTGGTGGGTCATTGCTGCAGCTAGCAATATCGGGTGGGCTTTACAAGTTCCTCCTGGCACTAGATTATTGATCCCAACAAGCCTTAATCAAATTGCAGGATTTATAAGATAATGTCAGACCCAAGAAGGTATACTAGGTTAGCAGCAGTAATTTCTGAGTTAGGGGTATATTATGGTATCCGATCAAAGAGTTCATTTATTAATATACTGATTGATAAACAGACCAACCCTCAAGACTCCTCTGCAACTCAAGCCGCGGCCGTCGAGCGCCTGGCAAACGAGACCATCTCCCACCAGCTTGGTGAGTTCTTTCTTTCTGCCACTGAGGGTTCACACTCTACAAAGTTTTTAATAGATGAACTAGTCGCTGCTATTCCAGAGGAAAAGACTGCAGCAGAGATTCGTGGGTTTATTGAGGTATTGTTTGAGCCTGCCTTTCTTGGGGACGCTAATGCGTTCGCCAAACTTCCATGGGCCGGTAGTCCTGATCGTTGGGGTTCGAGCGGAGCATTTGATTTTGATGATGTAGACGGCCCTCCTCCAGAACCCGGCCCCGGAGACACTCCGGAATCACACGGTACTGAAGCTGCCTCTATGTACTTTGATGGTATACCTTCCCTGGTAAAGACCATTAAAGAAGAAAAAGTATATACTCAGCACACAACTAGTTTAACTCCTCAACCCCCAGCCGGTGATGAACCGGCCCAGTGGGATGAATATGCCGATATCGACGACGTCAATGCAAGTGCTGAGTCTGGGGAATCCCCTGTCTATTCATGTTTTCTAATTAATGATCCCGATTTGTCTCCTGCCACAAAGGATTCTGGCGCTGTATCATTATTTCTTTCATATATACCCACTGTCGAGATGTCTAGGTGCCAAGTATACCTAGATGTTCAAGTAATTACCCACCGTGCACCAGTTGAAGGGCCTGATGACAAGATAAGCACAATGTCCTTAGCCCAGTTTTTGCGAGGCCGTGCTACAACCTCCGCCGACTCTGATGAAGCAAAGATCACGACAATGGCTGTTAATGCATCATTACTGGGAAACCCTGAATTTGAGAGAGATGATACCGCACCTTCTACGGCAGATGATCCTCCAAACATTGCTAGCTCCGGCATGGAGTTATTTACGTCCCCTCAAACTCTGGTACCTGCTGACGAGTTATGGACATCACCGGATATGTCTGTAATAAGTGGTGATGCTAACCCAGCGTCAACCACGGATAGATCATCTCAAGTTATAGATAGGTTTCGGCCTCTTGCTACCCTTACCGGTTTCTCATTGTCAGTGACACCTACCGGCGGCATGATGTCCCACAAAACTGCTGAGATTAGCCTGGTCTTACATGACCGATCCCGCCTAGCAGAGATCAGTGACTTAATTCGCCCAGATATGTACGGGCAAACAGAATTATTAATAGAATACGGGTGGAGCCATCCTGATGCCCAAAACTTAGCAGGAGAAGTATCCGCGAACCCGTTTGCTGCTTTTATTGATGCTTGCCGTGCAAAGGATAAGTTTAAGGTTAAAAACTCTAGTTTTAGCTTCAACGATGCCGGGGAGGTCGAAGTCACTATTGAGCTATTTACTTCAAGCGCCATGGCCTTTAATTCAAGTGATATATCAAAAGGTCCAGGTGTCGGTGATAAGCTTAAACGATTTCAAGAGTTGTCCGGTATAATCCGTCATTTAAGAAGGCAGGTCAGTCCCCCTAATGAGGGAGGCTCATCCGATGTTTCTGGTGAGACATGGCTAGCATCTGTAACCAGTCCAGGTGGAATTTCCAACATGGACCGTCAGACTAAGCAGGCAATGAGAAGATGGAGACGCCAACAAAGGCAAGCCATCAACCGTGGCACCGCCGGTGAGGCTACAACGGAGCTTGTAAGTGCCCTTGATGAATTACTGGGCACTGCAAATGGTAATACACACGGTGGTGTTGTAGCTTCCCTCACACAATCAATTGAAAATGCCTTGGCACTCAAGGAAGATTTGATTAAATCACCTAATTCTGGTGATCCATGGTGGGAACCTATCCTTAATGATAAGTGCGAATTCAAGTTAAGGAATAAACGAACCGAAGTTAGTCGCCACTGCAAAGTTAGACAGCATATCGCCGACCCTCGGTTCGCTACGTCTAAAGACTGGAACAGGTCGCTTCAAAGAAAAGCCAAGGCAGCGCTTGGGGGGAATTCGGTAGCCAACCGTTTCGCCCGTGCATTTCCAAAAAAGTATGTATCATTAGGCAAGCTTATGTCGACGTATGTTATTGCTCCTTTGTTAGCTGAAGAGAAATTTGATGAAATACAGGTTTTCTACTATACGTTTAATGAATATGCATCATATATGTGTAACAGGAATATCTCTTCATTTCCAATAGATTTCTCTGAGTTTAAAAGCCACCTTAATGATGCCACCAATGAAACAGCATTTGTGCCAATCCGCCGGTTTCTGGGTATTCTTCAAAGCAAGTTTATAAGCAAGTCACATAACCCTGCATACGGGATGTCAAACCTCTATCAATCTGATGGCGAGGGTGGTATGAAGCTTAAGGCAAACTATGAAGATAACCCGACTGCATTAGATGGCGAAAAACAAAAGCGCCTCCGGCAGGCTTATACAGGTGATCCAAATACGCGGCCAGAGCAACGCCTTAAATTTAAGAAGCCTAGACTGGCTATGTCAACCGAAGTAGTATCCGCGATGAATGACAATCCAGATCTAACAGCATCTCAACAAACAATATTAAAGATTCATATCTATGATAAGGCATGTAGTCCTCATAGTACGATGCAAGATCTTTTAAAGGCTAGCCGCCGAGGAAGTATGGGGACTCTCAATACTCTGGCTAGAAATGTTATTCGTGAGTCAGGTTCTAGTGCTGCAGCCCAACAGCGCCGCGCAACGAACGCCGCGCAATTACAGAAGGCAATGACAACTGCTAACATTATTGAGGCAGTTCCTGAGTCATCACCTCCTGCATGGAAGATTGCTGGTGGGTTTTCTGCAATCAAAAACTTTATTAGAAGTAGTATGCCTAGTATCGTTTATGGTGCCCAATATTCAGGTGTCATATCTGCTAGTGTTAGTAGCATGAATGATCCACAACTTTCAACAATACACATGATGAGATCAGGACAGTCTACGGCAAGGACTCCAGCCGGCCAGGCTAACGCAGGCTTACCACTAAGGGTATCACCAGTTGAAGTTAGTGTCACTATCTTTGGTTGCCCTATGGTGAATTTTGGTCAACAATTTTTTATTGATTTTGGTACTGGCACAACTGTCGACAATGTATACGCGGTAACTGGGATATCACACTCTCTATCACAAGGTGAGTTTACAACTGAGCTTAAACTAGTCCAGCTTGATGCTTACGGGGCATATGAGTCTTCACTCGACCTGGTGTCTCAAGCTCACTCTGTCGCAACGGAAGCTGCTGGGTAGCCCCGACTTACAATTAGATTTCTAAAATGAACACTTGCTTATCATAGTGTATTGTTGTACTATGATAATATGCGTAAGCTCAAATGTCTTGGGGACGTCCAAAAACCTAGTATATTCGAATGGAGAGTATACATGGGATAATGTAGTGCCAGCTGGTGCATGGGTCTATGGTAATAGGGCAGTCGTTAAGAGCCTAGATATTTTGCTTGAGTTTATGAACATCGAGCCCCCCGTTGTTGCCTGTAACTTACACCTTAAATCGCTTAAATTATTGACTGGGGAAAATATACAAAATATTCCCTGGCATGCTGTTTTACCTCAAAAACAATTTCAAGAAACGATCAATACTCTAATTGCGGCTTTAGAATCATGCCTTAAGGGCTTTTTAGGTGATCAGTATTGTGGCAACTTCATTAGCCAAAGAGAGTTCCTCCTCAACCTATCACGTGCCTTCGTTGACAGCCCAAAGCTGCAAGGTTACATACAAGGCGAAGAAAACCAAACTATTAAGAGCACGTTGAGAACGTTTAAGCCATTGAGAGACAATTACTCAGAGCTCTGTGTCTACAATCAAACATCAACACTTACTGGTCGGCTGACAATTGCTAACGGGCCTCAAGTGCTAACCTTACCAAAAAGATACAGGGACATTATTTCTTCCCGGTATCCTGGAGGTAAAGTTATGCAAGTTGACTTTGTTTCGCTAGAGCCAAGGATCGCTAGGTTGAGCACTGGGCGCCAATCTGAAGATGATGTGTATATACAATTATCAGACAGCCTATTTAATTCGGCACTAAGTAGGGAACAATGCAAGATAGCAGTTCTTTGTGCACTTTATGGAGTATCAAAGGGTCGACTTTCAAAGATGCTAGGTAAACAGCACAATGCTACTCAAGTTATCAATAGTATAAAGTCATTCTTTGGTGTTAGCGACATACTATCTGAAATTCGGCCAGCCCTTAAGGAGGGTGCATTTTTTCGAAACTATTTTGGCCGAAAGGTTTCCCCTGATAGAAATGATGATAGTGCACTAATAAACTACTACATCCAGTCCTCAGCTGTTGATGCAGCCATGATTGGGTTTGCATCTCTTAAGAAAAAAATAGAAAAAAATAAATTGCGTTGTGATCCGATATTCATAATTCATGATGCAATGCTAATAGATATTCATCCTGATGACCATGACAAGTTTACTAACATTCTAAAGAAAAGGATTAATATCCCTACTTTGGGAGAGTTTCCTGTAACTTTGAGTACTATAGCACAAGATGGATAATAATTAATTAATACGAGGTATTAAGAATGTCAAATTTACAAACAGAATTTTATATCAGGAAGCAGATTCAAAGGATTCTTCTTCAAGAGTCAGGGCCAGAAGATAAGTCTTCTCCGGAGCCGACTGAAGAACCTAAGCCATCTGGAAATGGTAAGGTATTTGGTTCTGCCGGCCGAGGCCGGCTGCCTGCTGACATCGCGGCTCTTTTTGCTGGTGAGGATGGTTCTGCTGCAGAAGTAAAAAGGCTAGCATCTTCAAACCCTGCTAAGCTAATGAAAAATCTTAGAGTTCAACGCGGCCGTGGCGATACAACACTGGAGCGCGCCAAATCGCTTATCGAAAATGCAAGATCAGGTACTGATGTCTTTGGTCAAGCAATTGGTAAGGCACAAGATATGGAGAACTCAAAAAGAAAAGGTGCATACTTCCCGAACACTGGATTACCCCAGGCTAGGCTAGCAAATCTATTTGTCTATGATACTCTCCGCGCAGCAGCATCAGTAGGTTATATCAAAATGACAGGCCACTTACGAGTCGAAGAGTATAAGGACGGCGTCCTGGTATACAACGTTCGTAATAATGGCGAGCGTTGGGAATAATTAGCTTATAAATTTCTTCTAGGTTTTGTATAATAAACTAGTTATACAACCAAGTGGAGATGAGTATGTCTAATGATGTAGATTTTGAAGAGTTGCAAGGTCGATGGGAAAAGTTTGAGGGCCTCCTTAAGAGGTTATCCGACCACCAGCTTAATAACCTATTAAATGATATGGGCGAAAGGATTGTGATGTGTCCTGCGTCCTCTAGAACCGATCAATATAGCTGTTTTCCTGGGGGCTTAGTACAACATGCTCTTACCGTTACATCATCGATGAGATCTCTAGATAAAGCATATGGCTTTGATCTTCCTACCGCTAGTATTCTTAAGGTTGGGTTACTCCATGACATTGGTAAAATTGGTGATCTTACAAAGAGGTACTTTGTAGAGCAGGACTCTAGCTGGCACCGGGAAAAATTGGGCCAGATGTACAAATACAATGAAACACTTAATAAAATGTCAGTTTCTCACCGTACGTTGTGGTTGTTGCAGCATTTTGGTGTCACCCTAAATAATGATGAATGGATTGCTATTCAGCTAGCATCCGGATCTCATTTTGAAGAGAACCGATTCTACGTTGGGCATGAGCCAACGTTAGCACTAGTCCTCCAGCAGGCAAAGGCAATGGCAATTCATTTGGAGAAAAATAGTGAAGTACAATAAGCTCATTCGTGACAATATACCTTCTATTTTAGAAGCAAGTGGTGTAGAATATACCACACATATTGTTTCCGGTGATGAGCTAAGATCCTATATGCTTAAGAAGCTACATGAAGAAGTTGCCGAATTCTCTGAGGAACCTAGCTTAGAGGAGTTAGCTGATATTCAAGAGGTGGTGTATGGGATTTTATCTGCATATGGTTGGGATAAGGTTGCGCTTGATGAGTGTGCTAGCTTAAAGCGTTACACGCGCGGCGCCTTTGCCACCGGCCTGGTTTTGGATGAAGTTGTTGAGTAGCGAAATATATATTTTTGAGGTAACATAAATGAAAAATATCCTAAGAGAATATATTCGAGAGTTGTTAGCAACATTCTTGGCTGAGAAAAACATTGTCTCTGAGCCTGATGAAAATCTAGGCAATCCTAAATTAGAGATATCCACACTGGGCGGCATGGCTATCACCGGTACCACTTCACCTGCTACACCTGACAATGATGATGAAGAGGATGATGCTGTTGCTCGTTCATTTGGTGGCGGGAGATATAAGGAGTAGTACTCATGAGTCTCAAGAACATTAAGGATGGTTGGCTTAACTATATTAAAAGCCTAGCAGACGACAAGTCATTAGACCCTAAGTTTAGAGCTGAAGTTGACCGACGCGCAGAGCTATGTACTAATTGTCCTGAGCTTCGGATTTTTAACTTTACATCCAAAGCAGCCCGGGGCAAATGTAAGATGTGTGGCTGCGTATACCCAGCACTAATTTTTGCTCCTTTAAAAAAGTGCCCGATCAACAAGTGGGACAAGTATGAACCTTAAAGATATCAAGGACGGGTGGACAGGCCTGTTTAAGGATTACCTTAATATTTCAAACCCGTCTGATGAATCTCGTCGACAAATTGAGTCAAGATCAGAAATCTGCAAGTCTTGTCCTGAGCTTAAACATACGATTGTGCCTAAGTCAATTTCACCCCTACGTTTTAAGTGTGCAAAATGTAGTTGTTTCTTTCCTGCAGTTGTCTTTGCACCCGGGCATAAATGCCCTTTAGGCAAGTGGTAATATTTTTTGTACATCACACTATCATGTTGTATTCTTGTTATGTGGATATCCCACGTAAACAAACAGTTGGACTTTAAACAGTTCGGAAATTAGGAGTTAAAAAGATGGCAATCGATTTTGATGCAATTAGAAAGAAGCTAGGACAGTTGTCCGGAACAAATTCTCGCCGCAATGTTATGTGGCGCCCAGAAGAGGGTGAGGAACATACCATTCGTCTTCTCTCATTCCCTGAGAATGATGGGCAGCCATTTAAGGAGCGGTGGTTCTATTATAATATTGGCAACAATCCTGGCTTGTTGGCACCAAAGCAATTTGGAAAGCCAGATCCTATTCAGGATCTAATTAATAAGCTACGTGAAGATGGTTCAAAGGAGTCATACGAGCTAGCAAAGAAGCTTTACCCCAAGATGCGTTGCTATGCACCGGTTATTGTTCGTGGGGAAGAATCTAAGGGCGTTCGCCTTTGGTCATTTGGTAAGACGGTATACCAGTCGCTACTTAACATTATGCTTGATGAGGATTATGGTGATATTACAGATCCTCTAGAGGGCCGCGATGTTAAGGTTGTTTGTACTAAGCCACCAGGGCGTATGTGGGCCACCACAACTGTTCGCCCTCGAGGTAAGGCATCTGAACTTTCCGGAGACGCCGGCCAGATTAAGGAATGGTCTAGCAACGTTCCAGATCTTGATCAGCTGTATACCCTCAAGCCGGCTGACGAACTTGAGAAGATTGTGAATGACTGGCTGAATGGTGAAGACTCAGATACAGATGGCACTACTCGTAATGCTACGTCTAGCTTTACAAATACATCTACAACGACAACTTCACAAGCAAAGGCAACTGAGACCTCTACGGAGACCGCAACAAGCGAAGTTGCAGATTCACCGGCATCTACGAAGTATCGTAGCCTAGATGATGCATTTGCAGACTTGGAAGATATGTAGGCCTAGCTTACATTTCCTACAAAACGGCAGGCTAGTCCTGCCGTTTTTTTTGCTCTCTTATTTGTTATAAACATTGTGTTTGCCTTGAACATTGTATTCATGATTGTTAATATTCTACTATCTACAGAAGGATAAGGTATGGCTAAGAAAAAGAAGAATAACCCCGCAACTGACGATTTTACGAAAGATTTAATCCAGTCCCTAAATAAAGAACATGGTTCGAAAGTAGCGTATAATCTAGCATATGATGTTTCGCCTACGCACGTTAAAAGGTGGATATCAACTGGCTGTAAGCAACTAGACTATATTATTGCCAACAGGGAAAATGGCGGCATGCCAGAAGGTCGAATTATCGAAATCTTTGGCCCACCCTCTATTGGAAAGTCCCATCTAGCTATTCAGATTGGCCGTTCCACCCAACAAATGGGAGGTATCGTTGTCTATATTGATACTGAGAATGCTACATCTGTTGAGAATCTAGGCCTTCTAGGCGTTGATATTAATAAGCGGTTTGTGTACGTCGATACCCACTGCACTGAAGAGGTGTTGTCTATCGCTGAGTCGACTATCATGAAAGCTAAGGCAATGGACAAGGATGTTCCTATTACTATCATTTGGGATTCTGTTGCTGCAACGTCACCAAAAGCTGAACTAATTGGGGACTATGACAAAGAATCAATCGGGCTTCAAGCCCGTGCTATCTCAAAGGGTATGAGAAAAATTACGGGAGTTATCTCTAATCAAAACGTGTTATTCGTAATCCTTAACCAAATTAGAACAAAAATCGGAGTTATGTATGGAGATCCTACTACTACACCCGGGGGTAAGGCAATTCCTTTTCACTCGTCTGTACGAATTAAGTTGGGGGCCGGCCAACGAATCGAAAACAAAGACAAAGAGGTCGTAGGTATTCATGTTACCGCAAAGACGATTAAAAATAAGGTTGCCCCACCCTTTAGGGAGGCAAAGTTTGAGATTCACTTTGGAAAAGGGATCAAGGAACATGAACAAGTATTTGACCTCCTAAGAAAACATGGGCCTGAGGTTATAGGCACAAACGAAGTAACAGTGACTGGCACCGGTGCCTGGAAGTCATTGACTGTATCTGACACGAAAACCGGTGAACTTAAGGTTGAGAAGAAGTTTTATAAGCAGGATTTTGGTGAGGTCATGTATTCTCCGGAGTACGGTGGGTATATTGATGCACTCCTCAAGGCATGCCTGGTAAAAGAGTTTTCTCCTCAAGATCTAAATGTTGATGTTGAGTCATACGAAGAAATAAGATCTATTGCTATGGAAATTGAGGAAGATCTAATAATCCCTGGAGAGTAATGTGCCTTCTTCAAAACGCCCTATACTATTAGTCGATGCATACAACTTATTTACTAGACACTTTATAGCAAATCCTGCTATGTCTATACACGGAGAGCACGTCGGGGGGACCTTGGGTTTCCTTAAATCCCTAGCAAGGCTGTCTGATCAACTTAAGCCATCTGAGATGTATATCGTCTGGGAGGGTGGTGGCTCGTCCCGCCGACGTGCTATCTTTAAGGATTACAAGCAAAAGAAGCGTCCTCAAAAGTTGAATAGATTTTACGGTGATGATATTCCGGATACTGTAGAAAATCGTAGCCGGCAAGTATCTCTTACTATCGAGTTATTAAAGACTGTGCCAGTAAAACAAATGTACGTTTCAGATTGTGAAGCAGACGATGTAATTGCGTACCTAACAAAGTATAAGTTTAAAGATAGCCGGTGTGTGATAGTATCATCCGACAAAGACTACTACCAGTTATTGTCAAATAGGGTTATTCAATGGTCACCAGGACAAAAAGACTTTGTTACAATGAAAGACGTTTATTCAAAGTTCGGTATGTTTCCAGAGAACTTTTTGGTTGCTAGGTGTTTCTGTGGTGATGGTTCAGACTCCTTGCCAGGAATTAAAGGTGCTGGATTTAAGACGATGCTAAAACGTTTTCCTGAGCTTTCAAATAAGGACTTTATTTCAGTCCAAGACATTGTACGGCTGAGCCAAGAGAGAGGCTCAGTTAAACCGGGGGATAAAATTAAGCTATTTCAAAATATTAATGAGAGTCCTGACATTGCTAACAGGAATTGGCGCCTAATGTATTTAGGTACACTAAACCTCTCTGCAGACCAAATTCAAAAAGTTGAAAGTATTGTTGATACTTTTGAGCCGGCTGGTAATAAAATAAAGTTAATGAAGACGTTAATACGGGAAGGGTTGTCAACATTCGATGCTGATTCATTCTATATGTCTATAAATTCTAATCTAAGATCAGGAAGTTAAATAATGAACAATACAGTACTAAAGGTTGCTACTGGCACGCATGCTCACTTCGGCCAATATGGCAAGCAGTTTCAAGAGAAGATTTTCCAGGGATTGTTATCTGATCACACGTGGGGCTCACAAATGATTGAGGTCATGAACCCTACATTTTTTGAGCTTAAGTATTTAAACTATTTAACTGAGAGGTATTTTTCTTACCACCTTAAATATAAGACGTTCCCTACGATGGGATTGTTGATTACAATTATTAAGGATGATCTGTCACAGGGTAATGATGTAATCCTACGTGATCAGATTGTAGAGTTTCTCCATCGGATTAAGCACAATCCGGACATGGGTGATCAGCAGTATGTAAAAGATAAGGCTCTTGATTTCTGTAAGCGCCAAGCATTTAAAGAGGCTCTAGAGCAAGCTGTGGAGCTAATCTCTACTGATAAGTTTGAGAGTGTTGTTACACTTATGAAAGAAGCCGTTGCTGTCGGCATGCCCTCGTCAACAGGTCATGACTTTTTCGAGGATGCTGATGCAAGGTTTGTTAAGCTCGCGAGGCGTGTTTGCCCAACTGGTTTAAATAGGCTAGATGCCGGTGACATCCTACAAGGTGGTCTCGGCCGCGGTGAGATTGGCGTAATTACTGCCAATACCGGTGTCGGAAAGAGTCATTTCCTGGTACAGCTTGGTGCTAATGCCATGAAGGCAGGAAAAAATGTTGTGCACTATACTTTTGAGCTAACTGAACATGCTGTTGGTTTAAGATATGATTCTAATATTTGCGGGATTGCTAGTAACGATATTTGTGATAACAAGGTTGATGTTCTTAAGAAGTATGAAGGTTCTGAACTAGGGCGTCTTATTATTAAGGAGTATCCAACTGGTTCTGCATCAATTGTTACATTGCGAAATCACATTGAAAAACTATTGCTAAAAGGTTTTCAGCCTGACGTTATCATCATTGACTACGCAGATATTATG